GAATTTAAAATGACAAAAAGGTCGCCAAAAAGGTCGCCAAAAAGGTCGCCAAAAAGTAAAAATGATCGTATTTATGTATACGTCGATGACGAAATTTACGAATACTCGCGTTCAAAATTAATACAGAACCTAGAACACGGCCCTATTTTCTTTGCATCAACAAAAAGCAGAAACGCTATTCTAAAAGTATTAGTAGAACTTGCAAAACTTAGTCCAGGTAATATGCCTAAAATTGAAAATTTTAAGAAAACTATATATCAGTTAGTAGACCGTGATACTGTTGTTGGATATAATATAGAAGAGATTAATGCGTTTATCGCCGGCGTTAGAGCTATTGAAAGTAAAATATTTGTAACTAGTTTACTTTATAGACTTATTTCTGTATATAGGCTTTATCCTTTTGAAAACATGAAAGGTATTTATCTTACCGTTAACTCACTTGATCTATTACGAAATACCAATTTTGATGAATACGAACTATTAAAGATTAAAAGTAAAGATATTTCGTCATTCAATGGGAATCCGTACAGCGGAGATGTGTGCGATATAGTACCTATTGGTACCAATATTGATACTTCCGAACTCATGTATACCGAAAAAAATAAAAATGCATTTTTCGCCACCGATGAGATTGAGAATGAATTAACTGAATTGATCGATTCGCTTCCTGAATATAAAACGGAGCGGGACAATAAGGATTCAAATCCTATCACTTTATATGACATTTTATATTCTCACGGCTTCTCATGATTTGGATGCTTGTTGTTGACGTCACTTTGCGCCGAACTTGTAAAGCTATATAAAGCATAATTATAATATCCCTCCCTGAAATCATCACCAAGTATTTGGTACCAATCACAACCCGATAAATATGCAGGACTAAACGTTGCAAGATACCTTTCATATTTTAATTGCACATACGCCCACTTAAATTCTTCATACGCCTTATCAAGCTCCGCAATTGAAGCATCTAACGTCGCGTCTGGCGAAGCCGTATCATCGTGCGGCACCATTATTCTTTTCCAGATCTGAGAAAATATTTAGGAGATTTTTACTATAATACAACTTCACATTTTTTCTAATTTTGACATGAAGCCATGGAACCTCGTATCCATGCGTATATATATACTCACCCGGTTTAACAGTTTTAAATACTTTGTCCCATAACATACAGCGCTCTCTCCTAGTGGACGAATGTATAAATTCCCTAATTGATACCGCGTTCAGCCCCGTTCTCGGACAAGGCACAACAAGCATCGTCCTACCCCTTATACTCATAAATGATATTGGTTCAAGACAAGGGTTGGGTATTGCATAATTATATATACTATAATCAGGTATCCTGTGCAGGTTTACACTATCTGGTGTTAGTGCGACTAGGAATATATTATTTGGTCCATACTTGGAAAATCGCACTATATATTGCTCATCTGTTAAGGAATGTATCTTGTTGAATAACTTTGTTAGACATCTATCATATTTTCTAACATCATTATAGGTTGCAATACGGCCAGATCTTAGGAACCCAAGTATGGCCGAAGGTCGTACGGTCTTCGACCGACTCGACGCTTTGCGTCGTACGACGCTTCGCGTGGCTTCGCCACCTTCGACTAGCGTAGTTAAAGTTTGCCACATTATTAATTATAAATATTTTTTTTCTAAGCAACATATAGTAAACAACATGTCGGAGTCACGCCGAAGACCATTGTCGCAGCTCAATTTCATAATATACTTGTCACTCATCATCATCATACTATTTGCCATCTTTACACCGTTCGTTTATAAATTGGGCACGACCTCGACCGAAGCGTTTAGCGTCGACCGAAGCCGCGAAGCGACCAATCAAAATACCGAGCTCCTCGTTTGGGGCTGGGCGATCAATAAGGATCGTAAGAAAATGGAGGAGATGTCAACTCGGTTTTTGGAATCTGGTAAATTATGGGGATACACTACTGAATTAATTGGGATCGGGTGGGACTATGCAAAATGGGATGCCCCCGTAGTAAATGGTGATGGCAGTAAGGCTGGCCACGGACTACAGAGGTTTTACGTACTTCGTGAAGCCCTCGAGAAGATTAAAGACCCAAACCAAATTATTGTCGTTATGGATACTGCTGATACTCTATTTTCTGGTCCGCCAGAAGAAGTACTAAAGAATTTCAAAGACTTGAAAACAAGACTTTTAATCTCTGCGGAAGAGGGGTTTACCTATCAATACCCCTGCTACAAACCAAATTATGACCATAATAACAAATACAATATCTATAAATATATAGCTGCGGGAACATATATTGGATATGCGAGCATGTTGAAAAAAATGGTAGACGAATGTATTACGATGTGCTGCGAGTCAGATAAGGATGGACATTCGTACGATAAAGTAGAAATGACTGTGCTTGCAAATTGGACATACAGGTACCTTATCCCTACAGAACCTCCTGGAGGATTGGCAAACGTGCGCTTGGATACAATGTGTAAAATTTTCTGGGTCACAACTGGAGATCATGAGAATTTTATAAAGGAATTGGAAAACACTGGTCGGTTCTTTAATCCTCGGACAAAGACAAACCCACAAATCTTACACATACTCGCTCCCGAAAGAACAATGAAATTAGACAAGGGCCTTGAAAAAATTAAAAAATTGTTCGCTAAATCTTCGTAAATCGCTAAATCGAAGATTTACGAAGATTTACGAAGCTTAAATTAATAAATAATTATGTTTATTAGTTGTAAACCATAAAAATGAAAAATACGACCCCAAATGGATTTGCGGCCCCAATCATTGGACTGAGCACCCTAATATGCGTTATAATCTTATCCATCGGCTCGCGCGAACATTTCACCAGCGGGTTCGGGTTCGATATGCCAGACAACGAACAACCTCTCCTACTAAATATGTATAAACAAAACCTAAACGTTGACTTTGCCCTATTTAATTTTATACAAACACTCAAATACAAAGTATTCAAACCTATTCAACAAGGCGGCATGCAAACACCAGTCATCATCATTCCAGGCTTGGGAGAGAGCAAAATATTAGCCACTTGGAATAAGAGCGGAGCGGAGCAGCCGTCCGGGAACGTAAAATCCCTCGACTTGTACCAAAATTTTGAAAACTCCAACGATTGGAATTGCAGAACCATGCAAATGGACTGGTCCACCATATGGTACCCAGAAGAAGAATTAAACGGGAATATTGAAACAAAGGGCCTTGCCCAATTTTGTTGGGCGGACAACATACGCGTTAATTACGATCCAGAAACCAACACAATTACAAATACCGCTGGGGTGAGAACAATATCGAGCGATGTAGGAAGCGTTGAATTCGTTTCAAAGAGCTATATGGGACAACTTGTAAGAGCCCTTGAATCAGCCGGTTACCGCAAAGGCTCTACACTTTTTGGTGCGAGTTATGATTTTAGAAAAATATGCAACAACCCAACCTTGCGCGAATATTGCATAGGTCTTGCCAACCTTATTGAACATAGTGTCAGGACAAACAATGGGAAAAAGGCCGTACTAGTTACTCACAACCTCGGATCGCAGCTTGCCAACTACTTTCTTACCGGAATGCCCCAGGAGTGGAAGAATATGTATATCAAGTCGTTTGTTTGCCTATCCGGAACATTTGGTGGGTGCCCAAAGGCACTTCGCACTCTTCTATCTGGTACTGATTTATCCAATTCTCAGGAGAAGAACGTACTTAGGGAAGTATGCAAAAACTTTAACGGTATTCAGTGGATGCTTCCATCCCCAATTGTTTACGGAGACACACCTCTGGTGGAATTCAAGATGGTTCGGTATTCTGCAAAGGATATTCCAGAATTATTACGTCTAGCTGGATATAACGATTCGATGGCTATTTACGAAAATATTGTAAAACCCGTTCAATTACGCAGTATGCAAGCTCCGAATGTAACAACGTACATATTTGCTGGAAATAATTTACCTACCGAATCATCATATACATATGAGATGTCTCTTACCGAATCTCCACAAAAGAACTACCCAAATTATAATACGCAGTTGCCCTACAGAAACGATTTCAACTACCCCCAACAGTTTACCGGCGACGGAACGATGCCCAGGTTCGCACTCGAATATCCCACCCAATGGACAAAGTACCAAAAAGAACCCGTTTACTATCGATTCTACGACCAAATGGAACACATGGATATACTCTCCTCTGAGGAACCAATCAAGGATTTACTCAGTATCCTAATTGACTAACGCGATGCTTACGCATCGTACGGCCCGTGGCCGACGCGATGCTTACGCATCGTACATATAATCGAAAACATTCACAGGAAGATTGTGATACCTAGTAAATTCGCCAACTACATGCCGAATTTCTTCAACCGCTTGTGCTACCGGTAGATATGCCATGGCAGTCTCCCGCCGCCAATCCTTCAAAGAAGGATCGGCGCCTCCCTTGAGAAGTTCGTTGATAATTTGTTGATGAGCGGGACGACTCCAAACACGAGCGGCTATCATGAGTGCGGTTGTTCCATCAACGTCTTGAATATTAGGGTTTGCACCCGCTCGCAGTAGTTCTTGGACAATTGGGAGATTCATTCTCTTGACGGCATTCATGAGCGAGGTAGTGTGGTTACGCCCACCCTGCGCATTAGGGTCCGCGTTCGCTCGAAGGAGTGCTTGGACGAGTGGGAAATTAGCCTGAGTGGAGGCTATATTGAGCGGCAAGTTGCCGTCGTACTGTACATTAGGGTCTGCGCCATATAGTAGGAGTGCCTCTACAACATCGACATTTCCATTTTCAAAGTTACTTCCATCCATAACGGCAAAGAAAAGTTGATTATCAAGTTCTACCTGGTTCATTAAATTTTAATTTAATATTTTATTTTTATTTTTTAGATAATCTAAGCTTTAATTTAAGCGAAGCTTAAATTAAATCTTCGATACTTAATAAAAACATGGACGACGAGCAAGAATATGACGAAGAGGTTGAAGAAGAGGTTGAAGATTTCGAAGCCGAATTTAAATTATCAAGCAAGGCACTTAGCGCCGTGCCAAAAATTCAAATGATGCAGGCCAAGCTGAACAACCCGATTAGATTACAAATGCAAAAACCCACAGGATTTAAATCCGGATCAACATACAGTTCCAACACCTCTAGCAGCAACGTTTTCACAATCCCTCCGCTAAATGCAGTCATCAGCACCGCATTCGGCAAACCCGCAGTTTCTGGGTCTCGCAGTTTTAATCTGTTCCGCGCCGCTCCGCAGACAAATTTATCAACCCTTCAGTTCCTAAACTGGGCTTCTACAGGAAAAAACACTTTTGATGACCCCAATAAACACAGAAATGTCATATTAAAAAATTACCGTATTGATCCCGTATTCAACCAGCTATGTTGCGGAGCGTGCTGGGCAGTTTCCACATCTACCGCCTTCTCGGACCGCTACGGTATTCTTAATGACGAAAAACCCATCAAAAGCAACATTTTATCCATCATGTCATGCTGCACCGGGGGTAAATACAAAAACGTATTTGGAGTCGTTGCCACACCCGATTGCAATATCATGAGCAGCTACGATGAATTAGGATCGTCCAATAGTTCAATGGGTATGTGCTCAGGCGGAATACCTTACTCGGCTGGACTTTCAATATGGAGAAACGGTATTCCCGAGGTCAATGCGCAACCATATAATTCTACCCTATTTGATTGTAACGGTAACGGTGGCACCGATCTTAATAGGGCCATTATTGACAAATACCCTTGCGAAAAAAAACTTTTCGCTTCCGGAAAGAGGATCCGCATGAGTAAGGCAGATAAACCTGTATATATAAGCAGCTCCATGGATTCAAGAGGCCCTCCCGAACATTACGTCAATATGATGAAAAAAGCCCTACTAGAGGGTGGACCACTTGTGGGCGGATTTATGACAATGGCCGATTTTATTGGCATGGGCAGCGTAAATGTCAACGGAGCCGCAGCAGATAATGGAGGAACCGTTTCATGGGACTCTACCGGAAAGGTATACGTACCTGGGGCATATGACAAAATATGGCCGTTCACCCCCATAAACTCCGTAGGAGGCGTGAGCACCGTAAATTTCATTGCGGCAAGGCCCGGCAAAAATACCGAAGTTGTGGACACAGGTATCAAGGAACAAGCTGCTATCGGTGAAATATTTTGCGGGTTTCACGCAGTCGTTATTGTGGGCTGGGGGGAGCTTGATATGAAATATGTCAAGAACAAAACCGTAAAAACCACAACGTCCCCCGTGGACAAACGCCCCAAACTACCATTCTGGATATGCAGAAATAGCTGGGGCACCAGCTGGCCGTCAAAGGATGGACAAAATTATTACGAAGGGGGGTTAAATGTAACCGTAAATGGCAAGGACAGCATACTTAATGTACCCGCAGGCTACTGGCTTCACGCTATGTACCCAAATGAATCACTTGCATTGGACGTCCCCATTATTTACGAAGGCACCGATTACGGGTCTACCATGGTCATGACACCGCTTCGTTCAAATTCCCCCGGTCCTACCCCCAAACCTGGAACAAACC